GCATATACTACAAAGAACTGGAAAGAACCTGCTGATGGAGCATTTGAACCTGCAAGCAATGCAGTAATGGTCGTGTCAGCAGTTGTGACATTTGTGATGCCGTTTACTGTGGTAGTAGTGGCACCTAATGTTTTAGCGCCATTAATATCAGCAGTACCAAGCATGTCAACGTCACCACCTGTTACACCGTAGCTTACTGCGTTAGCACCACCGACAGTGGCTGCAGCAGTACACTCAGAGCCAGCAGCAAGAACCACACAATTGTTTGGAACTACACCGATTTCGTGAGTTGAGCTAGTTGTAAGACTACCGTGAGCAATCACGGCAGTCTCAATACGAACTGGAGCTTGTAAAGCCATTGGTTAATACTCCCTTATGCCAAGTTGTATTTAGCAGTAACAAGAGCTTCTGGGCGAAGTATCTTCCTACCGTAAAGGTGCATACCACGAACAATGTCAGCGAAGCTGTCAGGGTCACGGTAAGTTTCAGTCTTGTTGATTTGCTCAGCAGTTGCTACAGCAGAATCATGACCAGCTACAATCGCCCCATAGTTAGCGTTTTGGTTTGCTGTACCTGTGGTTGCAGAACCAGTACCAACTGAAGGCAGGTTGCTTGAAGTGTATACACGGAAACCGTGGAAGTTATTCAAGACCAGACCATTACGTAGTCCACCTGCTTCACCGAAGTCTGAATTAAAGAGGCGTGAATCCTCGTCACGAAGTACTTCCATGAACACTGGGTCAACTACCAGCCACCTTCCTTGAGTATCAACTTGCTGTTGATCCAAGAGGCGAGCCATACGAGCAACAACCATTGCTGGTGAAGCGTATGCTGTTGGAAGGGCTGTGGCACCAGGCAAACGTGCTGCAACTGGAATCGAGTGATCACCAGCAGAGCCTGTTGTAATGTTACCAAAGTCACCTTTTTTCAGTTTCATGCTTGAAAGCAATTCATCTGAACCGGCAGTAGTTACTGCTTTAGTGCCGTTTACTTGGTCATTGACAGTATCGGCATCTGTGTGCAAAGCTGATTGCTTGTAGCCAGCCAAGTAACCAAGAACTTCTTGGTCGTGCTGGTCAGCCAAACGATAAGCTGCACGGTTGGTTGCAAGATCCATGAAATTAACATGGGAATGGGCTTCCTCGATATCGTCGATTTTAAAGGCAAAATAGTTAGCTTTATCAACGACTAATGAGAAATCCTCATCATCAAGATCTTGTGCTGAGATGTTAGTACCACGAGCGTATGAGCTTACGGAAATCTCAGGTTCTTTAATAATTTTGACCGTATCCCCTTGGGCTGCGATCTCTCCGAAATAATCAGAGTTGGTGATGTCACCACATACAGTACTCTTGCGGAAAGCAAGCTGTACTTTTTTAGAGTAGATTACGGAACTAAAGTTGCCGTTTGGCAAGTTACCGTATCCCCCTGCTGTTGTAAAAGCCATAGTAAATCCTCCATGATATTTGGCTTAATAAATAAAACCCACACAAGGTGCTTAAGGTTAATCGAGTTATGTGTGAGTTTCGGGATACAAAGCTTAAACACCTATAAAGAGGCTGATTGTTTTTTAGGGTGCGTATTGTATCCAGTCGGCCAACCAGATATTTAACGGGCCTATACTTAATCAGGTAGTTCTTATTTTGTTTAGACTTTATGTAGTAAGGTTTGGGAAAGGTTTATAGTATAAGAGGTAGTCTAAAAAGAGGCTCTTAAAACTATACGTACTTAGTTATATGTACAAGAAAGGATTTGTCAACACCTATCGTGCACTACCACTAAGATCATACACGAATTTCCCTGTTCGCATAGCCTTAGTAATTTCTGCTTCACGAGATTCAAACTCTCTGGCTGACATCTTAGCAACCTCTGACTCTCTAATCATGGAGCCAGCTTCAGTAGGATCAACTTTAGTTCTTGAACCTTTGCCAATAGTTTTGGCTGCTGCCTTAGTCTTAGCCTTTTTAGCTTGAGGAGTTTCTCCGCTGTCAATCTTATAGAGATCAATCACTCTAACCACTGAGTCAGGATCGTCCATGTTTTCGTATAAGGCATCACGTACCCATTTCGGTTGTGCTTCTGCCCAAGAGTGAAACTCGTCTGATTCTCTTAGCTTATCAAAGTCAGGATGAGATTCTCTAATCTTACTCTCAGCTGTCTTACGCTCTGCCTCATACTGTATTTCATCTAACTGAGACAACCTATCTTCAGCTTTCTTAAACATCTCTTGAGCTTTTTTAGCAGCGATAGTCTCAACGATACCAGCTACGTCAGGATATTCTTTAGCCCAATTCTCAATGTCTTCATCTGACTTTGGTGGAACGATAGACTCTTTACGCATTCTATCTTCAAAGCTGCTAAACTTTTCTTCCCACTCTTTTTCTTTTTGCTGCATATGACGGCGTAGGTCACCATAGCGTTTCTTAAAAGACTTTTCCTCAGAGCTTAGGTCTGAGTCATCTTCTTGTGCTTCAACTTCAATGTTGGCTTCTTCTTGTTGGGTATCACCCGTGGTCTGTACTTCGGTTGCCTCAAGTCCCTCGCCATCGGATTCCTCTTCGACGGTTTCACCTCTGGCCTCCGCTTCTAGTTTAGCAATCTCTTTTTCTTCATCTTGTATACGTTTACGTTTAAGTTCGTAGTTATAACCTCGATCAACAAAACCTGCTGTCTTTGGGCTTTCTACTTGTGTTAGTTCAGGCATATCTTTCTCCTTATGTTGGGGCCAGCGGAATGCTGGGTAGCCTTATCTTTCTTTGGAATGCCTAGGGGTTTAACGTGATCCTAAGCCAGCACGTTTCATTTGGGGTTGTTCTGTATCTGTTTGTTGTACTGGGGCTGCTTCTACTGGAACATCCCTAGGAAAAAGACCTTGCATCTCAGGGAAGAGTTTACCTAAAGCATCTCCTATAGGTGTCTCAGGTACTCTTCTAAGAACTGATTTATCTTCCTCAGGTAAATTTAAAAACCTATTCAGAACTACTTCTTTGTATTCTTCAATACCTTCCATTACTTGATCCAATCTTTTTCTAGTCTATTAACCATTGCCTTGTAGGTAGTATAAGCGTTATCAAGCATATCCTTTTTGATATACTCAACAGACTTATCAACCTGAGATCCAATCCAGTCCCAGTCTTTATGATCAGATGGAATAGATGCAACAATCTGAGGAGCTACTCTGTAATACTTTTCTACCTCTTCTGGTATACCCACTAAGTAAGTATCTCTAAAGTTTCTTAGGGTAGTCAATGTCGGTCCATTATCCGCTTCACCTCTACGTTCAACAATAGCTGTAGTCAGGAAGCAACCACCGCTATCTGAAGCCTCATTAGCATTGTCTGTATTAGAACTATCTCCAGCAGCCGACTCATTAGCCCGTCTGTTAGCTGTAGCTACGTAGTGATCTGTTAAGGCAGGGTTAGCCGCCAGAGATTCTTTCTCTCTATCTGACAAGTGATTAGTTACGTTAGCACTTGTGTTAGGATTAGTCTTATCTAGTCGAGTAGACTTGTTATTACTTGTAGAAGGTTTTGCAGCAGGCTTTGCTGCGGGTTTTGCTGTAGGCCTTGCCTTAGGTCTAACTGTTGTTGCCCCTGGTTTAAATACGTTTACTGTCTCACCCTTATCACTGGTTGAAGTTCCCACAAAAGTACCGCCTAAGTCTTCACCTCTGATTGGACCTTTTCTTACAATAGAACCGTCATCGTCAACAGTGGCACCCTTATACCCTGGGCTTTCTGCTATAATGTACTCGTTGACGTTTTCTTTACCTTTATCACTTAAGTCTTTGAAGTCAATAACAGCATCCTCAGGTGCATCTATACTTGTAGCAGCTTCAATAGCGTTGTTAAATCTTCTAGTACCTTTAGCTACGTACTCGTCAAGTGTGTCAACAACCCCCGGGGCATTTTTAATAAAGTTGTCTATTTCAGTTTGGATAGCTGTAGCATCCTCGTCTTTACCTAAGAACTCAGCCATCTGTAGGTTTGCTTGGGCCTTAGAAACAGCAGTAAGTTGTCCTGCAGCATTAGCCATACCAAGACCAAGACCTAAGAATGGATTAATAGCAGTAGCTACAATTCCAGCGCCTTGAGGTATTTTAGTGGCCCCTTCTAGTGCATCCTTAGCCCCTTGAAGAGGATCTTTTAGATTGACACCACTGTCCTCGTATAGAGCTTGAACACCTTCAGGAGTATTGGGATCTACCTTTGTTCTAATGTCTATGTCATCAGTTTGATCTTTGTCATCACTTGTTGCAACACCCTCAGTAGTTACCTCTGGTGCTGCCTCTTCTACACCAAAGTTAAGTTTAGTTCTGTTATCTGGGGTATCTTCAAGGAACTCACCAAAGTCAGCTGGAACAGTGCTAATCGGTCTACCATTCAAGATAAGGACGGATATTCTTCTGCCATCCTTGTGGATGTAAAAGGTTGTCTTCATACCACTTTCACCAGTAGGTGTCGCATCTGGTGTAGTAGTTGTCGTTGTTGAAACAGGAATAGCTGTTGTTGGAGCTTGTTCCATAGTTGTGTCTAATCCATAGATCTTATTTGGATCTGTAACAGTCGGTGTGCTTACCTGTGGTACTTGAGGTGTAGTAGGTGGCGTTGGGGCTGCTGAGACAGGATTTCCGAATGGATCTAACTGCTGGCCTTTGTAAGTTGTTCCTACAGAAACACCTTCAGCTGCTTTAAGAGGTTCTTTGTACATCATAGCTTGCTGCTGGTACGGATCAGTAGGAGCCATCTGTTGACCTACCATACCACCCATAGCCATACCAGTCGGTTCTTCTGCTGACATAACTTCTTGAAGTAAAGCCATCTCATCATCTGTTAGTTCATCATCATCTGGAATTGTCTCACCACCTATACGACCATTGACTTCCATCTGAGCAAGGTCAGTCTTAGCCTGAGAACGTAAGTCTTCGAAGAACTTAACACCATAGTATCGAGTAACGTCAGCAGGAACTACATACTCACCTTCGGACAGCATAGCTGGGATATCATCTCGTACTTCTTTAGGTGTTGATCCTGGTGGTACTTCATTCCCTGATACTGGATCAATTTCGTCTACATCACCACCAAGAGCATAACCAGCACGGCTAGACTTAAACACTACATCCATTTGATCTTTCATTGCCATACCGCCTTCGTTAAATTTTTGTGCAGAACCCATACCCTCTGGTGCTGATGCTGTAGCATCTACCTCAATATAGTCGTACAGTGGGTGTTCTTTCTTACCTACTCTAATAGTTCCTATTTGATCACCAAGTGTAACGTCACCTACTGTAGCAGGACGTAGATTTGGCTGAGGTACTTCTTCTTTAATTTTTCCCGTATCTTTATTTTTACGTTTTACTTTCTTGGTAAGTCTGTCCATGCGAACAGGGCCAACAAACTGTGTATCTAAAGTATAGAAGTGACCTTTCTTACCACTCATACTTTGAACAGCAACAATAGGATGGTCTAAAGATCTTTTTCCTTCATCTGTTACCATACTAAATCTTTCAGGTTGAAGCAGGTTAGTACGAACTTCTGGTCCTGTATTACCAGTAGCAGCCTTATAGTTTGCCTTCATGTCAGCTATAGTTAAGGAAGGACCATCATAAAGGTTGGCACGGGCTACAGACTTATTGCTCTGCCCAAATGTTGTTTTCTTTTGAGAGGGGCGAGCAGATACAAATAAGTTTTCAAAGGTTTCATTGCTTACATCTTTAGGAGCACCCTTACCCATCATAATGTAATTACCGAACTCAAGGTCTAACTCGATGTCAGCATCTTGAAGCATACCAACAAACCTATCCCCTTTGTAACCTTTCTTAGAGGGGTCAAAGAACTTACCAGGTCCAGGCATAATACTTCCAGCTGTTTCAGCAGACATAGCTCTCCCTAACCTAGGGTCTAAGTCAGCAGCCAAATCCTCTGAGGGACGAAGAATAGCTTCACCTGTTTTTTTAACTTCTTTGCTAGTAGACTTAACTGGAGTCATTACCTCTTCAAAGGTATCTTTCTTTCGGATAGAACCTACACCAAATGCAGAAGTAGTGCTTGTATCGATCTCATACTGAGAAGCTTTATTCTTTAGAGCCTTTAGTCCTTTAGATCCGAACTTAATCGCTAAACCACCAAGAGCTATCATAGCAGCCTCAGTTGCAGCGGACTTCCCAGCCTTATTTAATTCCTCTCGAATGTAGTTATAGTTGCGTTCTTCTTCAGGTTTAGTATATTCATCTATAACATTAACTATGTTACCCCCAGCCTCATAGAAAGGAACTAGAGTTTCACCTGCTTTATCTAGGCCTGCCATAAGTTCTTCTTCAGAAACATTTTCCTTTAGGAAGGAACCAAAGCCACTAAAATCAAACGCACCTTCTCCTCTAAAACCAGGTCTACGAGAAAAGGGGCTAGTCTTCTTTAAGGGTGGCGTAGCTAGAGTAGTATCTTTCTTTTCAGTTTCAGTAGGGTTAGTCGATGGAGCCGAAAAGTTTAAGTCACCCATCTGATTTGATAAACCAAAAGTATCTTCTGACACCATACCCCCTTCGTT